ACTTAATGGTGAAAACTACTCTATCAGAACATTTGAGTTTTGACCAGGCTAAGATTGTCTTGGAGCGCGACGAAGGCAGCGACGGTAAAAAGTCGCTGCATCTAAACGGCATTTGCATTCAAGGAGACATCCGTAATGCAAATCAGCGTGTTTACTCTTCTGAAGAAATTGGCAGGGCTGTCAAAACGCTCAATGAACAGATCGCTGGTGGCTACTCCGTTCTTGGAGAAGTTGATCATCCTCAGGATTTAAAAATTAATCTAGATCGTGTTAGTCATATGATTACCAAGATGTGGATGGATGGTCCTAACGGCTACGGAAAACTAAAAATACTTCCAACTCCTATGGGACAGTTAATTCAGTCCATGCTAGAGGCGGGAGTCAAACTGGGTGTTAGTTCCAGAGGATCCGGCGAAGTAGACAGTAGTGGCAAAGTGCAGGGTTTTGAAATAATCACAGTAGATGTGGTAGCACAGCCTAGCGCCCCGGGAGCTTATCCCACACCAGTATACGAACATTTAATCAATAACACAGGCGGTTACAAGGCATATCAAATAGCACAAGAAGTTCAAGGCGACCCCAAGGCTCAAAAATACTTAGCAGAAAGTCTCAAGAGAATAATCTCTGGACTCAAATAACAGTAGGAGAATCACATGCTAGACATCGTAAAACAATTGTTTGAAAACAATGTGATTTCCGAAGAAATCAAATCGGAAATTGAATCAGCTTGGGAAAGCAGAATTCAAGAAAGCCGTGATCAAGTAACCGCTGAACTACGTGAAGAATTTGCTCAGAAGTATGAGCATGACAAAGGCGCAATGGTAGAAGCTGTAGAAGCTATGCTAACAGATCGCTTGCAGGCAGAGTTAGGTGAATTGGCAGAAGATCGCCAAGGACTTATCGAAGCCCGCGCCAAGTATACTAAGAAAATGAAAGACGATTCCAAAGCAATGGAATCATTTATCTTTAATAATCTTAACAAAGAATTGGCAGAACTACACGAAGATCGCAAGACAGTTGCAAACAATGTTGCAAAATTAGAATCTTTTATCGTGGATGCCCTGGCGAAAGAAATCGCAGAATTCCACACAGATAAGAAAGATTTGGCCGAAACTAAAGTAAAATTAGTACGCGAAAGCAGAGCCAAGTTTGACAATCTCAAGAAAGAATTTATCACAGCAGCTTCCGTAAAAGTAGCAGAAACAGTGCAGAACGGTCTACGTTCTGAAATGACTCAGCTCAAGGAAGACATTGAATCAGCTAGAAGAAATGACTTTGGTCGCAGAATTTTTGAATCATTTGCCAGCGAATATGCTGCAAGTCATCTAAATGAGAAATCTGAAACAGCAAAACTTCTCAAAGTTATGATGACAAGAGAATCTGAATTGGAACAAGCAGCAAAAATGGTTGCAGAAGCACAGCAACAAGTAGCACAGAAAGAACGTGAACTACATGTCATCAAAGAAAGTAATCAACGCAAGGAAGTTATGAGCGAATTGCTGAATCCTTTGGCTGGTGACAAACGTGAAGTCATGAAAAGTCTGCTTGAATCAACACAAACAGAAAAGCTACGTACAGCTTTCGACAAATACCTACCAGCAGTAATGAATGGTGGAGCACCGGCGAAGAAAGTACTATCAGAAGGCAAAGAAATTACAGGCGATAAACAGGCACCTCAATCCAGCGGTAAAGAAGAAAAAACCGCTGAGATATTTGACATCCGCAGGCTTGCGGGACTAAAAGTTTAAGGAGAACTATAATGTCACAATTACTCGAGTCACGCTGGTCGGAAACCAAAGACGCCCTTTTAGAAGGTCTTCAAGGTAACAAGCGTTCAGTAATGGCAACAACTCTAGAAAATACCCGCAAGTATTTGGCAGAGAGTGCCACCGCTGGAGCAACATCCGCCGGTAACGTTGCAACACTAAATCGTGTGATCCTTCCTGTGATCAGACGTGTAATGCCTACGGTCATTGCTAATGAATTAGTTGGCGTACAGCCAATGACAGGTCCAGTTGGTCAGATCCATACTCTACGTGTTCGCTACAGCGATACATTTAGCGGCACTGGTGGAAACGTTACAGCTGGTGAAGAGGCTCTAAGCCCATTCAAGATTGCTGAAGGTTATGCTGGTGCTACTACTGGTAAGGCTGCTTCAACAGCTGCACTAGAAGGCGTAGCAGGTAACAAACTAAGCATTCAAATCTTGAAGCAAACAGTTGAAGCTAAGACACGTAAGTTGTCAGCTCGCTGGACATTCGAAGCAGCTCAAGATGCACAAGCCCAACAAGGCATTGACATCGAAGCTGAGATCATGGCTGCTCTTGCACAAGAGATCACAGCTGAGATCGATCAAGAAGTTCTACGTAGCCTAGCTACATTGTCTTCAACAGTATTAACATATGACCAAGCTGCTGTATCTGGAACAGCAACATTCGTTGGTGACGAGCATGCCGCATTGGCAGTTCAGATCAACCGTGCTGCTCAGCGTACACGTCGTGGTGCTGGTAACTGGGCAGTTGTATCACCAACAACATTAACATTGTTGCAAAGTGCTACTACTTCTGCTTTTGCTCGCACAACAGAAGGCACATTTGAAGCTCCAACAAACACCAAGTTCGTTGGTACATTGAACAGTGCAATGAAAGTGTATGTTAACACATATGCAGAGAACGACAACGTTCTAGTTGGTTACAAAGGTTCTAGCGAATCTGACGCAGCAGCATTCTATTGCCCATACATTCCATTGATGAGCAGTGGTGTTGTTCTTGACCCAGCAACTTTTGAACCAGTCGTGTCCTTCATGACACGTTATGGTTATGTTGAGTTGACAAACACAGCTTCTTCTCTAGGTAACGCAGCTGATTACTTGGCGACTGTTGCTGTAACATCCGCTAACCTACGTTTTGCTTAATCTGTAACACGTATAACGCAACTTCAAAAAGGCTCTTCGGAGCCTTTTTGTTTGACTTAAATATCATGATGAAAGTGGAATCGGAACAAGACTTCAAACAACTACGTGAGCAGTTTACGGCATGGAGAAATCGCTTTCCAATGTTTACGCATGATGTTCAACGCATTGAAAAAATAATAAACCAACACATTACTGCGCACAGTAAAATAATGGTCTTGTATAGACAAACTAAAAATCGCGGATATTTAGAAAAAGCACAACAAGAAATCAATGCCATCAATACAATATTAAACACTGTAGAAAAAATGGAACTGATGAGTCTGCTAAGTCGCGGATAAATAAAGTATCTAGAAGAATTATGCGGTACCCGCCGCGTAGACCTAGAACGTCAAACACAAGGAGAAACAAATGGGACGCCCACTAAACAAGAAATTTTTTGGTTTATTAGATGATGGTACTAACATCACGGTAAACTGTCAAGTAGGATCAAATGCAGAATCTGCAGTAGGTTATATCGTTCGTCAACGCTCACCAAAAAGATTTATAGTCAACGACAAAAAAACTGGTACAAACAAACTAGTAGGTGACACTGAATCAGGAAACAGCCAAGGTAATGTAGGAGTTTGCCAACTAGTAGATAAAGCAGACGGTGCTTTAGATGCAAATGAAATGAGCATTATGGGTGAATTTAACGGACAGGGTATAAGAATAGCCAAGTTAACCAACAAAATAGCTGTAGATTTTAACGGCACAAGATACAAATGGTCTATAGTTAACGACTCTACAACTAGCATACTTTCTCTAACAGCACCGTAATTTAGGACCGTAAATGGGACAGTTTCTAAGAGTCAACGGCGACTACAACATTCGAGCAGGCGACGGTGCCAAGATAACACTTGACACTGGACCTGCTGTGAGTGGTGGGTCAGTACGAGTCACTGGTAATCTCGTGGTCGAAGGTGATACCTTTAATATCAGTACTACTAACTTAACCATTGAAGATAACATTATATCGCTAAACACTGGTGAAGTAGGACCAGGTGTTACCCTGATATATTCTGGTGTTGAAATCGATCGTGGCAATACTTCTGCAGTAACTCCGCAGAACAACGCCAGCTTGCTCTACGACGAAAGCACTGACTCGTGGTTAATCGCGCATGGTTCTGCTCCAGGGCCGTTTAATTTTGATGCCAGTAGTCTTCGCCTCAAACAGATACTAACAAACAGCACCACCGATTCAGGTGACCTCACACTGATAGGAACCGGCACCGGAGTAGTAAAAGTGTTGGGTACTATTAATTATGAAGATCAAGTCACAGAAGATGATGATATTCCAAACAAGAAATTTGTTGATGATGCAATTCAAAATAATCCCACATTTCAAATTGTAGCACCACAAAGCCAAGACACCAGAGTGGTTATTGCAGACAAAGATATTACTCCTAATCTCGCTGGCACAGCTGGATCGTTGGCATATTTTACAGCAACCACTAGTTATAATACTTTTGGTGAAAGTGCAGTTTCGATAATAGTAGACAATGCTCTAGTCGGACAGTTCTATACAAATAGATTTGAAGTAGGCGATCTAGAAATTGGTGGCGGGCCGGATCGCAATGAAATTACAAGTCGTGCCAGCATAACCAACGAAAACATTTATGTAAGAACTCAAGGCACCGGTAAACTTCAAACCAACTATGCCATGCAGTTTGAAAAAATTGGCACAGTGCCCGGATATGTATCAAATAATGTATTGCTATATGCAGCTGTGCCTGGCACAGGCACCACAGGAGTATATTTTGTCAACGACAGCGCAGAAACTGCAAAACAAAATGGTGAGTTGATAAGTAAAAACAAAGCACTGGTATTCAGCATGCTATTTTAAGAGACACATATGATAAGAAACTATGAAAATCCCGAAGGCACACTATCACTGGTAGATTCTACCAATGTCACTATTCCAGTTAAAGTGTTTACCAGCTCAACCACAGGCGGGCCTATTGGAGGTGGAGTGACGGGTAGAGAAAATGCCGTGACCACCATAGCATTGTGCAACACACTAGCACCCGATCCTGCAGACGAAACTACTAACAGTGTTACAGTAAATATCTATATAGTTCGAAGCGGACTAAGTTATGCAGCTGGTAATCTTGTGGTCAGCAATCTTGTAATACCTGCCGGTGAAACTGTGTTCTTTTCTGAAGAACGCATAGTGTTGGCCAGCGGCGACCAAATATGGGTTGGCACTTCACAAGCCGCAGGACTAAGTGTAACTGTGAGCGTATTAGCTGTATGAAATTCTTAAAGACTAAAAATATTTCTCAGTTTAGCATCAACGATCGTGCGTTGATTTATTATCCTGCTGGCAACGGTCCTGGCAATAGAGTAGTGATCAACGCCAACGGTGGTATGATGTTGCCCAAAGGCACAACTGCACAACGACCACAGTTGACCAGTGTTCGGCAACCTACAGATGCCAACGG